AGTCCCAAGGAATTGAATATCTAAGCGGTAGTATTGGGAAAAACCCTATTTCTCCGCCTATTAAAACTTTAGCCCAAGGGCTGTTGGGTTTGTAACTTACTCCTGCTGTAAGTCCTATTGCAGATGCTAAAGTGTTCCCATCTATAAATTCATCTGCTGACACGAATCCAAATAATCCGTCTATTTCATCTCCTTGGATAAGAGTTTCATTGCCCGGAGCGCCCGAGGTGTCAATTACATTTAGATTGTTTTCTAGTTTCTCTACTCGTGGCACAATATCTGCCTTATGTGCATCTAAATCACTATCTATTTCGTCTATTGCATTTTTAACATCTGTTGCGGTAAGTCCGCTTATAGCATTATCATATACTATACTATCAGCACTGCTTATGTTTTCAACTGCAAGTCTCCAATAGGTCGTATTAGTTGGTAAGTTGCCTGTTGTTTCTGCTATTGCTACATATAAATTGTTGTTGTAGTGAACAAAGTTATTTACTTTATAAGTTGTTCCTGAATCATAATCTCCAACTGTTTTTAATTCATCTATTGCTTCTTCTCTAGCTGCTTCGTTTGCTATTCTCGTATCTTCGTTTGACTCTCTTGTGTTTTCTGCTGATGCTCTTAAAGCTTCTGCAGCTTCTATTTCTGATTCTAAAGTTTCAACATCTGTTATTAATTGTGTTAATATTGGCACGTTGTCGCTAGGGGTTACTGCTTCGTCTGATAAATCTTCGCTTACAGTGTATTTAAACTGTACTGGTGCTGTTAACCTTGAAGCTGTACCGTCATATAAAGCTACTTGTGCTATTACTTCACCTTCTACGCTTAATACTCCTGTAGGTAACTCTAATGTTGCTAGTGTAGATGATTCTACCGTACATTCTTCTAGATATTTTGTGCCGTCTGACATTTCAAAAGCTACAAATACTCTTTTATCTGTTATGTCTTGAGATGTGTTAAAATTAAATTTTATAGAATTATAATCGTTTTTTACAAAGGTTTGGGGTGAGTAAGATACTTGTTTATTAAAGTCTATGCTCATGTATATATTTCTCATTCTTCACCCTCCAATGCTTGTTCATCTAATAATTGCGTCTTTAACTGATTAACTTCTTCTTCCATTAACTCCATAGCTTCGGTCTCGTCAACGTCTGGTAATAATCTAAATAGTATTTGATTAGGTAATACACCAACATACTTAGATAGTCTTTCGTATACTTCATTTACATTACTAATCATTGACTTGTCAAATATTAAATAATTATCTATCACTGCCGCACTACCTGTTATTAGATTAAATTCATTTGTTAATTTTATTACCTGTCTCCAAAAGTCTTGTAACTCTTGTTCAAAGTCTGCAGCTTTCATATTTAAATTTTCATACATTGATTGTATTGCCACTACTGTTGCATTACCCGTCGCTATGTTTTGTACATCTACTGCCATACCAAATTCAAATATGTTTTTTCTAGTAAGTTCTAAAAATGTTTGCTTGGCATTTACTGGTACTTCTATTTGATGGGTTTGCATTTCTCCATCTTCGCCAACAGGTACAACCTTCAACCTTTTTAACTGCTCGTTAAATTCTTCTAAATCTTGACCGTCATAATTTTTAACTGTGTGATATATCTCCTGAAAGTCTATAATGTTATTAGCAAAATCAGAATTAACTTTGTCGTATATGTCAACAAATGATTTTATGGGTTGTAAGTCGGTTTTCCACTCGTCGTTATTAAAACATATTGCAAATGGTGGTTGCGATAGTTCTACCGATTGTTCTTCTATGGTTTCATCTGCTATTACTTTTGACTTTCTTATTATAGGAACTTCTTTTTCATATTCCCATTTCTTTTTCTTGATGTAATGGGTTTCTGTTGTGTTGCTGTATATAATAGCCTTTTCCGCACCGTCCATAGTTGTATAATGTCTTATAACTAAATCTGGTATAGATTGGTTGGTTATGAATATTGGGTATAGTTGAGTACCATCTATAAACTTGTATTTTGTTTCATTATCTTCAACATAGAACTGCCAAGCTCCATATATATGATACGATACCCTGGTGCTTAGTTGCTTAAGGTCTTTTCTCCAATCTGGATACAGTTCCTCGGTTTCTTCTACCATATCCGATAATGTTATATTTTCGTTTATTAGATAGTTAACCTTTTGTTTTATCTGCTGTTTTAAAAATCCACTGGCCAGTTTTTGATTACTTGCGTATGGATCTTCTACCATTACTGTGCGTTTACCGTTCTTGTCGTTTCTGATTATACCCATTTGTTTTTTAGTTTCTAATATAGCAGTGTTTTGTTGGTTAAAATATGCTTCACCTTCAGCCATTTGTTCTTTTAACTGTGCGTGTTCCGTTAACCACTCTTTAAGTTGCTCAATTTTATAAGCCATCTAATTCCTCCCTTACCATAACCAGCCTTTTTTATTTCCGTGTTTAAAATACATTGCTACGTTGTCTATGCAGTCATCATGGCTGTTTTTCTTTTCGTCTTTATTGTATGCCATTACTCGGTTAATAAATTCGTTGTATGTGTGGTCTCCATCGTCTCTTACATATAGGTGCTCTCTCATTCTACCACTTTGGCCTAATATTTTTTTATGCTTGTTTTCAGATGAGAAAAAGTCTTTTACTATTATTGATGACGGTGTGTGTTTATCTATTTCAGTTTTAAAATATAAACCTTCGTGGTTTTTTTCAACGTGCACTGTTTGTGGTTTCCATTTCTTTATGTGCTGTATCATTTGCGGTATTACTGTATCAGCGTCTCCATCATCTTTAAAAGCGTCTATTAAATAGTGATGCTCATCGTCATATTCGGCGTATATACCTAGTGTTGCATTGTCATCTCCACTTGTAGCAGTATCTACTATTGCAGTTATTCTACTAGCTTGATTTAAATCTAACTTACTTAAACTAAATCTATTTAAGTGTTTTAGTAATGCTCCTTCAGGTTGTGTAAATTTACATTCTCCAAGCATTGCCCATAAATCAGGTCTAGTTTCCTTATATTCGACAATAACCGCCTTTTGTGCAGCGGTTAAAAATTTATTATCCTTGAATGTACTACATACTACTAATACGTTTATATTATAGGTTTCGTTCTCTAACTCTATCGGTAAATTAACTTCAAATACTTTAGGACGTCCATCTTCAAAATATTCAAATACTTTATGTGGTTTTTTCTGAAAGAATGTTGTATCTATAAATCCATCTGGATTAACTGGGTTTAGTGACAAGTATAGACGCCTATCTTTTTTGTTACCACCTCTTAATTGATTTTGTAACGCTTTAAATTCTTCATAGGTTATATCCTCGGCTTCTTCATACCATATAGCTGTTACCTTTTTAAGCTCTTTAAATTTCTTTTGCTGCCTAGTAGATTTAAAACCTTTAAATAATATCTCATTACCTGTTCTATGTATTATCTTGGGTGGTATCTTTCGTTCTTCATAAAAATTGTTGAGCTTAAAATCGTCTACTCTGTCTAATATACCTTCTTTTACTCCGGCTTCTACGTTGGTTTCTACACCAGTTACTACTACCATTTTATAATCTTTTTTGTTGTTGCTATGTAGTACGGATAACTGTTCCATAAAGTGCGACTTACCGGAGTTTCTTCCCCCTACCAGTATAACTACATCGTGTGTAGCTTCTAACGCATAATCGTAATATAATGGTAACACTTCTATTTTTACGTCCATGTTATTCAGCCTTTACTATTTTAATCTCCGGTATTTCATTTACATTCACATCATGTTCGGTTTTATCTCTCCATTTATCCGGTCGTCTGTTTTTAAGCCAAAATATTATAGAGGTTGTATCTGGTTGATATTCTTTTATATATGGCACTTTTACCGGCATACCTTCATATTGAAATATTTTAACATCGTCAGTTGTATAACCAGTAGCTTTTTTATATAAAGAATTAGCAACCTCCATGTCTGCAATTTCCTTACCCCTTTTTATGGACTCAAGAAAACTAGGGTGTTTTTTCTTCCAAGTGTTGATTGTCTGCTCTGATACATTAAAAAAATCAGCC